ACAGTTGATGGATTCTAGAATTGGTGAATCCGAAAAACGAATGGACCAAAGGCTGGCCCAGCAGAAACAGGACATCATGTCTGAGACGAAGGACTTGTTGTCACAACAGAAGCAGGAGATCTTGGACGAAACCACCCAGCGCATGAAGGTCCTTCTGGATACAGAAGTCACGCCGAAATTCAATCTGCTGGCGGAAAATCAAAAAATCATGCTGGACAAATTAGCGCCGAAGAGTGAATTAGAGGAGCTACGCAATGAAGTTTCCGTCTTGAAGCTCGCTATTCGGAGCATAAATCAGGAGATTGCAGAACTGAAAAAGGCACAATAAAAATCCCCGCCAGACGTGTGCGGTATTGAAACCCAGAAAGGATAATTGCATGGGAGATAAAAAGACAGCAATCAAGTTATTTGAAAGTAAAGAAATTAGAACAGCATGGGATGCCGAAAAAGAGGAATGGTATTTTTCGATTGTTGATGCTGTTGGTATATTGACAGATAGTCCAGATTATACGACAGGACGAAAATATTGGAATAAACTAAAACAGCGTCTAAAAGAAGAAGGGAGCGAAGTGGTGACAAATTGTCACCAGTTGAAACTTCCGGCGGCAGACGGGAAAATGCGCCTAACCGATGTTGCTGATACAACGCAACTGCTGAGGATCATACAATCCATTCCATCTCCGAAAGCTGAACCCTTTAAGCAATGGCTCGCTATGGTCGGAAGCCAGCGGTTGGATGAAACTGCTGATCCTGAATTGGCAATCCAAAGAGCACTTTATACTTACAAGAAAAAAGGTTACTCCGATAAATGGATCTCACAGCGTCTTAAATCTATTGAATTTCGCAAAGAGCTTACAGATGAATGGGACAGGGCCGGTATCAAAGATTTGGAGTATGCAATCCTTACCAATGAATTAACAAAAGCATGGGCCGGAATGACCACAGGGGAATATAAGGCATACAAGGGTTTAAAAAAGGAAAGCCTTCGGGACAATATGACAAATACAGAGCTGGTTCTAAATATGCTTGCCGAAGTATCCACTACCGAAATTTCCAGAGCCACTAGTCCAAAAGGGCTTGAGCCCAGTAAAAAGGTTGTGCAACAAGGTGGCGCTATTGCTCGAAATGCCCGTAAAGAGTTAGAGGAGAAAACCGGAAAATCTGCAATTTCTAAGCACACGGCAAAAGATATAAAAGAGTTGGACAAATAAAAATCCCCGCCCCGGCGCTACCAACACCGGAACGGGGAAAAGGGGCAGAAGCTTTGCGGGCCGTCTGCCCCTCCATTTTATTAGAACGGAGGGAAAAAGTCAATGTCTAAAGATTATATCCGAAAAACAGCCAGGTACAATGGAAAGAAGTACGAGGCTACTGGGAAAACTGAATTAGAGGCCATGACAAAACTGGCCGAGAAAATCGCCGCCGCCAAGCGTGGTGAAGAAGTCGTAGGCGGATCTATGACTGTAAGCGCGTGGTACATAGAATGGAAAAGGACCTACAAGGACCCAAAAGGTCTTACCTCAAAGAGCCTTAGCATGTATGATGAAAAATTTAACGGTTATATAAAGCCAGCCATCGGATATATGAAGCTAAGAGAAGTTAAGGACGTACACCTTCAACGTATATTAAATGGACAGGCCGGAAAGTCCGCTTCTCATGTCAAAAAAATTCGTATGGTTCTCCAGGAAATGTTCAAAAGAGCCAGACAGTCTAGGCTCATTCCATATGATCCAGCGGAACTGTTAGAGCTACCACACGTCAAAGAGGGAAAACGCCGATCCGTTACAGAGGAAGAAAGAGCTGCTATCTTGGCTGTATCAGAATATCATTCCTCTGGCCTTTGGATACTAACTTTGCTATACACAGGTATGAGGCCGGGAGAAACAGCCGCTCTTACTTGGTCTGATGTTGATTTTAAGCGCAATGAGATACATGTACACACAGCAAAAGAAAGCGGCTCTATGACCATCAAGGGGCCAAAAACTGCATCTGGAGTGCGTGATATCCCAATACACTCCAAACTCCTTCCAAAACTCTTGGAGGCTAGAGGGGACCTGTTTGCTCCAGTATTTCCTAACGCAAAGGGTGGCCGTATGGATGACGATACTATGTATCGCCGTTGGCGTTCATTCTGCCGGGAGTTGGATATCTACATGGGAGCCAAAGTCTATCGGAATCAGATCATAGAAAGCAAATTATCTGATGATCTTACACCATATTGTTTACGGCATACATTCTGTACAGACCTGCAAAAAGCTGGTGTTCCTATCAATGTAGCGAAAGAGCTTATGGGGCATTCTGACATATCTATAACAGCTAATATTTATACTCACCGGGACAACTTGATTTTGCACCAAAATATTGCACTTTTAGACGGGAGTGGTGGGAAAGATGGTGGAAAGAAATTTTTCAGTTGCTCGAATACATAGAGCGACAGCTACTTTGAGTTTTTTTGCGCACTGACTCTGACTCTGTTTGTGAGGGTTCGAATCCTTCTCCCGCTGCCAAGCTAAAATTCCCTGAAAG